AGGGTAGCATTACATCACCCCTTTCCACCTATAGTTGATATTGTCGTGATTGCGAATATACCAACGGCGGTATTCCTCATACAAACCATTAAACGCAGCCACGCTGTTGTTGTATGCTTCATACTCCTGCAAGAAATAATCGACCTGTGCAATGGCAAACAGTGCATACATGCTTTCGTAAGTGCCACTCACCGATAACGGTGCATCCCAATCTGCCGTTTCAACTCCGTCGATTGCTTCCAGGTCATATACTTCATTGACAATCTTCTGTTCTAAACTCCATGCCCAACCTGCTATTAGATCATCATTGAAAGTGGTTGAGGTAGGTCGAAGTTGTTTAGTGTCTGCCACCACCTTGTTCAGTGTCACCATGCTTTCGCCCCCTTAATACTCAATGTCAATGCTTCTAAGTTTCTCGTATTTGAGAATATCAATCACTTTACCCTTTAGAAACACAGTAATTTCTTTGTTGTTTACGTCTACTTTGTAATCATCCCAATCGTGCGGCTTATAAGTCTTGCTAAAGAAAGGTTCGAGAAGTGAAATCGTTAGTTTGTATGGCATATTCTCCCCTCCTAATACGTGAAGCTGATGTCAGAGCTTGTTTTAACGGAGTTGTTTTCCTTTGCACCGACTTTAATCATGTTCACGGTTCTTGTGTCCTTATTGACTATCCATACGTTTAGACTCATGGCAAGATCGAGTTGATTCCGCGCAGGTGCTGGAATCGTCGGTGTGGGATCATTTGTCCATGACGTTCTCTGCGAAGCACAAGTATTCGTCGATACGCAAAGGTTTAAGCCATCTACCTTTCGATAACAATCGGCGTGAATGTGTCCACCAAACCATCCAATAACCCGAATCGGACCTTGCGAAGTGAAATCCTTCGTGACGGAGTAGCTTATCCACGTGTGAAGGTCGGTATCAATTAAAGCGTAAGCATAGCCGCTTAAAGCCGTACCCTCTTGAAAGGCTTTAACTACGGTACGAATCTTTACTTGATCCCCACCATAACCATGGAATTCGCTTGTATCTCCGGTATCGGCATCGGTATATGGCACTTGGTGAGAGTAGAACGAAACATCCCAATCTGTTTTTCCAGTCATGTTCATAGCGTGATTCAGCACAAATTCTAACTGACGTTTCGTATTAACGGCACCCGATATGAAGCAATCCAATGTTCCCGCGTTGATGTAAGGTCTGCCCAGGTCGTCGTCATGCACTTCTTCCGAATTACAATAGATCAACCGATGTTTCTTCGCATAATCATCGACATAGAAATACCCACCCTTTGGGTTCGTTGCATCAAAGACTACTTCCAAATGAGAAGGCCAGTTATAACGAGAATCAATGCTCTTGAACCAATCTTCGTTACGGATTATCAGATCATACGCCGTTGAAGCGTTCAAATCTGCCACATTCGGATTCGTTCCATAACTTGCATCATCGCTGTTATAGTCGTGATTCCCCCGTGTTGCGAACCATGGAACGCGGCAAGAGTTGAATATTCTTGCTGTCTTTTCGATTCTTGGCTCGTAACCGTCAAATTCAATGGTATAGCTCATGATGTCACCGCAACAGGTAATGTAATCAATGGGAACCTGCGCGGTTAGCATAATCAAATCGCGAATCTGATTGTACCTTCCTGCATCACCATCCTCATTTCTAACGTGAATGTCGGTCGGTGTGACGAAAGTTATCGTGTTCCCTGCTCGTTGTAGTGCTTCAATATCAGCTTTCCGTTCGTCAATGTTGGCTTGTGTATAGGCGTTATCATAGGTTTCCACATCACCGGAAATGATGTCACCACTGCTGACTTGCACCAAACCACCTGTCAAGGTCGAAATCCACATTTTAACTGTTGCACCATCGGTCGTGAAATAGATATGTTCGGTTCCGGGTGTTACGGATGCAGGAAGATTCGATTCTGCTACTTTCCAAAAATTCAAACCAACCGTGCTGACAACGGTGGTATCGAGTAGAGAAATATTTTCTGCCTTCATCGTGACGGTTGCATACGGCTCCGAAGCCGGAGAATTGTTTCTGAAATAGATTTTAATTTCCGTGCTGTCGGTAGGAACCAAAAAATCGTGAGTAAACGGGAAATTCCCTATCTGCCCATCCTCTTGTAACAAGCTAACAATGGTTATATAGGATCCATCCGGCTTGTATGAAATGATACGTAACCTTGCATAACCATCGGAAGAATAATAAGCTGAACCGGAAATCCTCAATGTTCTACCGTTGTACCGTTGTGTTACATCCTCAAAAGCAAAATATGAGGAATCATTCACCGCATCCCATTGAGCACTTCGACCATCGTCATAAATCACTATAGAGTCGGTTAATGGAGGTCTACTCCACGCCGCTGTTGCCGTAAATAAAGGAAAAAGATTGTCTGCCATGTTACCACTCCCTTAAACTATACTGAAAGCCACTCACAACGAGCGCCAAACTCGCGATTGCATCCTCAACATCCTCTGTAACGGTCGTGTTCGTTGTTTCTAAGGTTGTTTTTAGGGTCGCGAGGTCGGCTTGAAGCTGTGCAAGGTTGCCTAAAGCAGTGATGTCGTCTTCTACACCATCGACAATCGCTTGAATTTCCGCTACAACAGAAGCTAACTCCGCTTCAAACCCATCCACTTTGTGCCTGACAGCGAATAATGTATCCCAGGCATCCACTACCGAAACACCATCAACCTTGACGAATCGCTTTGCAGGTGTGTATTCCGTATCGGCTATACTATCCACATCGAAAGTTGCTGCATACTCAACACCGTTTACATAAGCGGTATAGGTCATTGGGATCGTATCTTCTCCAATCGATTGATTCGTGACCGCGATTTCGTGCAGGTTTCTTTCATCAAGATCATAATTTGGCAAATCCCAATCGACGATTTGACCGCCCGAACCCCAAAACTGATCTCCGAATCCAACTCCGTTGATGTTGAGAATCTTGCAAGTAAATATGGATATGGTTTGCATTGCTTTGCGTGTCGCTTCATCCAGGTCACTGTGGAAGCCATCCAAACAAATGATCTGCGTACCATACTGCTGTGCGAAGCTTCTACCGTCATATTCTGCCTGTGCTGCGTATCGGTAGTTATAAGGTCTGTGAATGTTCCATATCGTTGCACCAATCGTTTCGCCCGTCAGTGTTCCTGCTACATTTTCAGCACTCCAAAACAGGTTCTCATACAATGAATAATCTCTCTCGTTCAGCAAACAAGGAAGTCCATCCGGATTCGGTTCAAACCCACTAATCCAGGGAACCTCGTTCAAGGTATTGCTAAAAACATAGTTGTCATTCCACGAATTGACGAATACGAACATGCTCTTGCTATGTGCATACGAAACGCAAAAATTCTGCCGTTCTCGTGTTACGAGGTAGTCATAGCCAAATTCATCGAGGAACACCCCGTCTGCGCCCATGGTGGACCACCAATCAATACGCTGTATGATTTCTTCCTCTGACAAACTCAACGTTGCGTTATTTCCAACCGGAACATACCCTACCAACTGGATGTGTGGCTTAACTCGTTTTAACTCGGTCATGATTGCGCAAGTGTCTTCGTATGAATCGTGTTCAGGATCGTTATATAGATCCCCGAAAACAACCAGGTCGTAACCTTGGTAAGCAGCCACCGCACTGTTTACACTCCATGCGCCGTGAATTGCTATAGGATATCCGTAATAGATCAGAACCTTCTTCATCTTTATCGGTCGTTCAGAAGCGACATTCAGTGCTTCTGCGAGAGTGTCGAGCGCTTCCCTGACGGTTCCCACTCGATCCATTAACCCTTGATAACCGATTGCAGAAGCATCGTGCTTATTCCCCGTGCCTGTTACGTGGCTCATAATCGCATTTCTACTTGACTCAACGGAGGTTTGAAGTTGATCTGATAACGATGTAGCAGGTAAAGCCGCTTCCACTGCATCGGCTGAATAGTTGTTAGGTAAGACTCGAAGCTTTATCTCATGCGTTGTAAGGATTCTCTCGGTTTCATCTTCCTCGGTAATTACACCGCGAATCGTCATTGTTATGTGTCCGGAATAGGTTAGTGGTTCAGACGGTATCTCGTATTCATAAAGACCGTCTTCATTGATATCTTCTGCCGTAAGTAGCTTAACAATAGGTTGTCTGCCCCTTGCATCGGTCATGAACACGCTGATTGCCATCCCTGCCCACGAAGCATTAAATTCAAACACCAACTTTGAAGGTCGATATCCTCCCACTGCACCAGCAACATCGTTGCTGACGGTTACTCTGTGGCTGTTTACTTTGACAGAAATCGTTCTAACGCTCATGTTGTCACCCCCTTTATATCAAAAAGAGCAACAGAAACAGATCTGTTGCCCGTGCCGTGTAACGTGCTACCCATGATTGCGCGGCCATCTATCTTGAATTGTCTTTGAAGTCGTTCTGATAGGCATTCTGAAAATCTCGTGCCATACCGTTCAACCTCTCGTTCAGCTCGTTTTCGGAGTTTTCTCTGTGAATAAAAACTTGTGCAACGTATCGAGGAACCGGATTCGGTTTGTTGCGGATCAATCGCCAGTGTTTCCCATTCACCGCACCGTCGCAATATAGCTCTTTCGGATCATAGCTTCGCGGTGGTGTGTAAAATACGATTTCATCCAACCAAGGATTGCTTCGGTTCTTGCCTTTGCCCAGTGGTTTTTGCTTGATTTCTTTATGCTTCTCTTGCGCGTTTAACTGAAGTTTCAACTCTGCATTATCTGCTCGAAGGTTGGCATTCGTTACTTCGTGCTGTAAATTAACTATGGTATTCTCCATTGAATCTAAACGTGCCAGAATGGCATCCATGCTATCTTTGACGGCCATAATTGTTCCTCCTTATTTTGAAAGTGGGGGAGTCAGCTTCACCAACTCCCCCGATTGACTAAATTGCTACGGACTCGAACGTGCCACAGGTTTCGATACGAACCATATAAGCTTCGACAAGCCGTTTGGTGACATGAGTAGTTTTCCAACCAGCAGTAGAACGTTGTTCCAACGGATCGGCTGTACCTGCAGATCCACGCTGTTTGACGAAGAACTCTAAACCACCACTTTCAAGCTCGATCACACCGTATGCATCGCGACCGAGAGCTAAAGTTATATTGACAGGTCTGCCCTTGTCACCTGCTTCGCCCGGGTAAAGCACGGCATCGTTAGGAATACCTGCACTGTAAACGGTAGCACCGTCTGCAACAGCTTCGAGCAACGGTTCCACGAAGGTCACGGTCTTGGTACCCACGGTTTTTACGGTGTAAAGACGATTGGTGAAATACACTTTTTCTCCAACCATATCTTGGGTCCATTGATGGTCTAAAACGATGGTTCCGGTATGCCCGATTGCATATCCGGTTGCAAAGTCCACGGTGTCGGTGTAATTGCTACCATCTACCTTCGGACCGACAATAGCGGTACTGAAGCTAATAGTATTAGCGGCGGCCGCATCTACGGTATAAAGCACTCCATTGAATAATACTTTACGACCGACAATCGCCTCTTGGTCGGCAGCGGTCAAGGTTTGGTCGATGGTTAAATTGGTCGAAGCAGCACTACCTGCCACATAACCTGCAGCGTTATTGACCGTCAATTCACGCGCGGTAGAGCATAAATCCGCAGCTTCGATGACTTTGGCTTCCGTGGTTTCGAAGAATCTCGCACCACTGATACGACCGATTTCTCCGGACTCCCAGCCTTCGGGATTGTAGGTCTTGACGGCTTCCCATTTGGGATCGTTCATGAGGTCGTATGCGGTATCGTGAGAGATAATGAACACGTAACCATCACGGCCAAAAGGTTTGGCAAGACCGTTTTTAAGGGTTCTGACGGCTCTGCGAACACAATCCACGGTGAAATAATCGTTGTCAGATTCCTCACCACCACGCAACAGATGACGAGCGGAAACGGAATCTTCGGCCCATTGGACATTGGAACCTCCCACCAATTCGTCACGAATCAACGAGTCGATGGAACGCCCCGCCTGATCGCCCAAAACTTCAGTTGCCCACACCAAAACGTTGTCGATTGCGGTCATTTCGAGGATGTCGGACAAGGTGATATATCCACCGTATTGTTCCACGGTAGCAGTGATGGTACTCATTTTGAGTTTTTGCCCGTCAGGAGTCACACCTTCGGACAAAGGGGTGTTGATTTTCGGTAGAGGATCGAGCTTTCTAAACTCTACCGTCTTACCGCTATTCTTGGGAATGGGTAGCTTCTGCCCCCAACGGTCGTGCAGCAATACGGTTTTCGCAATATCGATAATGTAATTGCTGTAAAAGGTTTTCATTTCACCCGACAAGTCACTGTCGGAAGTTTTGTTGGTGTTCAACTCCCCTGCAAAGTATTGCAGGGAAAACTTCATAAGCAATGCTTTTAGTTTACTCATGATTTCTTCCTCCCTATTTCTATTTAGGATTTCGTTTGATAAATTCAGCTTGTCTTGCTCGACCTTCGGCTGTGCTTAAATCAAATGCTGGCCTATTGGCAACCGTTTGACGTAACTGCCCTTCTGATGGTCTTGCCTGTTTGGATTGCAGCGAAGCAACATAAGCAGCTTTCGCATCTTCGGCAGCCTTCTTCTCTCTTGTTGCAACTATATCGTTGAAGTGAAGTACGTTATAGGCAAGAGCGACAGGAACGCCGGATTCGAGCAGTGATCTAAACCGTGGGTTTTGTGATTCTGCTACAATGTCGAAGTCGGGGAATGATTTCTTTAATTCTTCTGCTTCATTCTGCCATTGTAGAATTTGCTTTTTTTGAAACTCGTTCACTCGTTGAATCTGTTCCTGCTGTTTCAATTTGTTCAGCTCGTTTGTAGTCTTGATGTGGTTCTTGAATGCTTCCACGGTCATACCACTTTCACGCGCTCCATCTTCCCAATAAGCGTTATCGGCTTCAATGGCTTTCTGCAAGTCGGCAACGGTTTTGACATTGTGTTTCGTCATCAGCAAATCGAGAACGGGTTGAGCTTCGGAAAGCTTCGCGCTAACCGAATCGGCACGAGTTTTCTCGGCTACAATGCTGTCGTTGAGTTGCTTGTAGCGCTTGTTAAAAACTTCGTTGTGATACTCGGGCATCAGGTCTTTGTACTGGTTCTCGACCAAATCCCTAAACTGTGCCTTCCTTGCTTCTGGATCAGCAGTGTCAGTTTGAGTCGCTTCTGTAGTTTTCGCACCCTCGGCGGCAGGGTTTTTCGCGCCCGTTCTGCGTTGTTCCAACTTAGCGGCTTCTGCTTTGCCGAATCGTTTCTCTCGGATGCTTTTCATCTGATCCTGCAGTGAAGGTTGATTCGCTTGGCCTTCGCTACCTTGCACCGCACCACTGGCAGGAGTTCCTCCACCCATGGCAGAAGCCGCCCCACTGCCCATTGCAGCACCCGAACCGCCCTCGGCAAAAAACTGTAAATTCAACTTGAACATAGTTCCCTCTCCTTTTTCGCGCGGTCTTTCCCGTGAGTCTTTCTTTAGGATTAAACGCGGTCTTTCCCGTGAGTCATTTATATTAGTCGCTATTGCGACCTAATAAACCATAATCATAATCGGTGTCGTGACTTGATATGAGCTTCACATGATCTGGGTATTGGTCGGTCAATAAACCGATTCCGGTTTCAAGGAATTCCACTGCCGCCAACATCCTTGTGTCTTTCGTGTAGAACACCAACTCAATATTGTTTTCGGTAGTTCGGCAGGTTATGATGTCTATTTCTTTTCTGCCGTTATCGAAGAATGCTATGGCGCTAAATATCAAAGCACTCACTGCTGCACAAACAATGTCTTGCCCTTTGTCTGCAAACAAGGCATGGCCCTCGCTCTTAATGACTACCTTTCCCTTGATAGACTTGATTGTGACGGTAATCATTTAGGACCGCCTCCTTCCGGCATGATTTTGGTGCGATCAATCAACTCTTGTGCATAGGACTTTGTCTGCCCTGCCATTGGATCGGCACCCGTGGTCTGAGGCGGTGCGGTAGCAAGATTCATTTCGTTAAGCATCTGCACGGTATTGTCCATAAACGGTTTGCCCGTCTGCAACTGCAAAGCTGCTGACATCTGCATCATCATTTCCTGCATCTGTTGCATCTGATTCATTAACGTCATACCGCGTGATACACGCTCTAACACCTTAGATTTGCCCTCGAATTCCATCATATCTAATGCACCCATGGCCTGTTCTGCCATCTGTGGCGCGAATACGCCACTGTTATACAAGGTCATACCTAATTCATTTTGACTTGCTCTGCTGATTGGACTTCTGCGTTGAGCTTTGACCTGGATATCAAAGATTGGCACCCTTGTCGCAAGACCATTCTCAAGTGGTTTCTCGCGAATGTTTTGGTTCGATAGCTGTTCGTAATTGATTTCTCCGTTACCCACAATACGAAAAGCTCTCGGTTCGTCATAGAACTGACGAATCAGCTCGATTTCCAAATAAACAATCTCGCTAAATGCTCGGTAACTGCCGTTAATCATGTTCCGTGACGGCTTATTGCCTGACTCCACCAGTGTGGCAATAGCAGAAGCAGCTGTAACACCACCTGCTGTTGCACCACGTGAGAATTCCTCGTTATTCATTACCGTGTCAAGTTCACTGAATTTCAGTTCTAATACTTTGATAGTCATGGGATCAATTTCAATTGGTGGTATCTGCATCAGCTTTCGTTGGTCGATATCGCCGTCAATCAGAACAACACTCTTGTTCACATCCATAAACTCACTCACATTGAGGTTCACGCTGCGACTTGCAAAGTATCTCGGTCGTGAATTGATTAAAGCCGCCTCTAAAATTCCCGCATACAGCTTGTCGATGTAGAGCTGTATGTCTTTGCCAACGTGCAGGAAGCCATATCCGAGTGGTGTGGAAGCCATCTGGAACAATGGATCAAGCACAATCGGGTATCTACCATGGTCATACCAACCGCGTGTTTGGTAGGCGGGATCGTTTTCGGAAGCAAACAGGATGTTATCCCCTGCGAATTTGCAGAAATGCAACACTGTCTTGACATTACCATCCTCTAATCGAATCTGTCGTTTATAATACCAATCGACAATCGTTACTTTCTCATTGCTTGGCATCGTATATTCGGAATCGTATTTCACCTTATCAAATCGCGCATCCGATAAGCTGCCTTCCAGGTCGGGATATATTTCAAGCAATAAATCCTTATCGACCGTTTCAACCAGAAATACGTTTCGCGAATCTTGAATATCCGTGATGTTTGGCTCGAAGAACAGATTCAGGAGGTCGATTTTGGTTATCGTTACGTCACCGATGGAATCTTTGTTCTTATCCCAAAACACCCCATAAGCACCCGTGCCATGCAAAAGCTTGTAAAGGGTAACGTCGCTATAAACCTTTTCGAAGCGGTTCCGTTCGTGCAGGACCGGCAGTATCGAGGAAAGCTTCTTGGCATCGGCTCTATCGTCCGGTTCGCGTTCGTGTATCAACGGCTCGGGGAATTGATCCATAAAATCGGCGTGTTTGTAACTGATCGCGTTCTGCAACCATGCGGAAATCGGTTCCGGTCGCCGCTCTGCATCAGAAGGTGGAACGTCTGTTCGAATCTCGTTCCAATGTCTTAGCTGCCACCATCGCTCGTTACTGACAATGGTAGTGTCAACACTGGCTTTCGCGTTCTTATAGTGTTGCAGAATCCCTTTCGCTTTGCGTATGCTCTCAACGGTTATCGGCCCAGTTGCGGGGGAGATCCCTTCGGTCAAGCCGTTGCCTTCAGGTAGCTTGGCATCGTCGTTACGCTTGGCTATCATCTGTTCGTGCTGAATCTGCTTCATGGCCCTCTCTAATGCCCTGGCATCCGCTTGTTGAGCCATCTGTTGTACTTGTTTCGGATCAATGCCCATCTTGCTACCTCCTAAACGCTGCGAATCGTTGTGAATCGTCTGGTCGAATGTTATCAAAAGGATTATAGGGTTTTGCTTCAGGTGGAATGCGTATCGGTGCGGTGATCTGATTCATCATCACGGCATATCGCGTTTCATCGTAAATGTGGTCTTCGGATTCCGTGTCGATGTCTTCAACCTTCTTATCGTCATATACCAACGATGGGAATGTGCGTATGAAGTGTCGGCACCAGTTAAATATCTGTATCAAAGGTTGTCCGTTTGGTCTGAACACTAACCTGTGGTGTAGCTGAAGCTTTCCTGCTAATCTCTCGTTGTCGGCAGGATCAAAGTAAACGCCTCTCCTGCCCATGATGGATGCTATGGATTCTCCGCGATCACTGGCAAAGATGGATGGATCAGCAACCCCTACAATGGAATGTCCGTTCAGGTTAGAGTCGGCTCTTTCCATTTCCAGAATTTTATCTGCAATGGTTCCGACGTCCCATTGCACTCCCGTGTTTGGTCGTTCCGCTTGGCAACCATAAAGCTCTTGCACTCGGTAATAACATCCTTCGGTGTCGATTGCCCACCAACCCACGCTGAATGGTTTACTATATCCCCAGTCGAATGACCGGACAATACGCCAATGCTTTGGTATGGCAAACGGTCGAACCACGTGTGTGTAGTAGCCGTCTTTGTAGTGATCTGGATCATCCTTAAACTCGGTAAAAACCTGCCCAGCGAACGTGTTCCAATCTCCATATAGAAGTGCATCACGTTCCTTCGGTGGTAGTGATGCCAATTTACCGATGTATGTCGGATCATTCTCCATAAGGATTTTATTATCGAATACGCTGGATGGCACGAATACACGTTTGAATGTCTGTGTCAGTATCTTGCCACCGGGCAGAATGATCTCCCTTGTGTCTTTTATCGGTGTGAGTGGTGGTGCTGCCGTGACGAACCGCTCTTTGACCCAGGCGTGACCGATGCCACCCGGGTTTCCGGTTCCTCGGATGTATGCTCTTGTGC